CCCCCTATCTCTTACCCCCCTATAATCCCCCCTTAACCTCCCCCGAAAAGAAAGAGAGAGGGCGCGCTCTGTCGGTGGCGGTGGGGGAATTTGAAGACTCTACTTAGGCGAGAGGTGGTGACATGGCTGCACGGCTGACGGACAGACAAAAAAAGAAAATTGTGGCTGATTATCTGGAGACCGAGAGCTATAACGCCACGGCGAAAATCAATGGGGTTTCCAAAGATACCGTTAAGCGTGTTGTGTTAGGTTGCGAAGGATTCGCCCAAAAGGCGCAACAAAAAAAGAGACAGAACACGCTTGATATGCTGGCCTTCATGGAGACCCGCAAGGAGAAGATGCAGGAGGCCATCGATCTCCACCTGATGGCGCTGACAGACCCGAAAAAGATCAGTGATGCAGGTTTGTCTCAAATCGCCACTTCTTTTGGGATTATCGTTGACAAGGCCACAAAGAACACAGCCAGCGGAAACGACAGTTTGAATAAGCTGGACGGGCTGTTGAAGGAGTTCAGGGATGCTGTTGAGTCTGAAACAAATTGAATTTGTCCGAAAGGGGCATCACCGATGGAACTTTAAGGGAGGGGCCACTCGTTCGGGGAAAACATACCTTGATTTTCGGTGGATTATCCCAATCCGCATCCGGGAGCGCGTCGGGAAGGACGGGCTGACGGTCATTCTTGGAGTTACCAAGTCCACCATTGAGCGGAATGTGCTTGAGCCTATGCGAACGATCTATGGTGACACTCTTGTTGGAACGATCTCCAGCGACAATACGGCGTGGATATTTGGGGAAAAGTGCTACTGCCTGGGAGCTGAGAAGGTTTCCCAGGTCTCTAAAATTCGCGGTGCGTCCATCAAATACTGCTACGGCGACGAGGTGGCAGACTGGAGTCAGGAAGTCTTTGAACTGCTGAAAAGCCGCCTGGATAAAGCGTATTCGTGCTTTGACGGAACGTACAATCCACAGGGTCCGAATCACTGGCTGAAAGTATTCCTGGACAGCAAGGCGGACATTTTCAGCCAAACGTACACAATTGATGATAATCCGTTTCTCCCAGAGGCTTTTGTGGAGAACCTAAAGCGGGAGTATCGAGGAACGGTTTTTTATGACCGTTATATTTTGGGGCGGTGGGCACTGGCCGAGGGACTAATCTACCCCATGTTTGGCGAGAGCAACATCGTGGACGAGGAACCGCCGGCGGGCCGGTATTATATATCCGTGGACTATGGAACGCTCAACCCATTTTCCGCCGGCCTTTGGTGCGTGACAAAGCAAGGGGCTGTCCGAATCAAGGAGTATTATTACAGCGGGCGCGGGACGCAGAAGCAGCTGACTGATGAAGAATACTACCAGGCGATACGGGAACTGGCAGACGGCTATAACGTGGACTATGTGGTCATTGACCCGTCGGCGGCGTCTTTCATCACTACGGTATTCCGACACAATGAGTTCCATGTTGTCAAAGCGAACAATGACGTAATGGACGGGATACGGCGCACTTCCGTCTATCTCAAAAGCGGGGAACTTAAAATACACCGCCAGTGTAAAGACGCCATCCGAGAATTTGGCCTATACCGATGGGACGAGGAATCCACTGTGGACAAGGTCATCAAGGCAGACGACCACGCCATGGATGATATACGATATTTCGCAAACACTATTCTGGTCCGGTATTTCCCGGTAATGAGGTGAGAAAGTGACTATCATCGACAAACTCAAAGAGCTGGGCTTTGCCACCGTCAGCGCGGGCTTTTACGGCAAGGTTCTGGAGTGGAAGTCCTGGTATGAGGGAGACGTAAAGGAGTTCCACCGATATCGGGTGCGCAACGGGGCCGGGATGGTGAGCTGCAAGCGGTACAGTCTCAACATGGGGAAGAAGATTCCTGAAGATTGGGCTAATCTGCTTATGAATGAGCGGGTTGAAATCACTCTGGATGGCACAAAGGAGCAGGAGTTTATTGACCGGGTTCTGAATGAGAACAACTTTCGCGTGCGCTCCAATGAGATGCAGGAAATGGCCTTCGCTCTTGGCACGGTGGCTTTTATTCCCCGTGTAGTGGGCATGGAGGCCACGGAAGCAGGGCCGATTCCAGGAAGCGCCACCGATATAATTATCGACTATGTTACGGTAGAGCATATTTGGCCCCTGTCCTGGCAGAATGGCGTCATTACTGAATGTGCCTTTGACAGTATCGTCAACGTAAACGAGGATGATTATTGCTATCTGCAAATTCACCGGAAGGTGGACGGTCTGTACGACATTGAGAATCGGCTGTATACATATCGGAACCATAACGTGGATACTGAGGTTCCGCTGACCTCCGTGAAGGGGTTTGAGCGGGTGCCGCCCGTGGTCCACACCGGCAGCGACCGGCGGCAGTTTGTCATTGATCGGCCAAACATCGCCAACAACTTCGATTACTCTATCCCGCTCGGGATTTCGGTATACGCCAACGCCATCGACAGCATGAAGGGCGTAGACATCGCCTTTGACAGCTATGTCAATGAGTTTGTGCTCGGGAAAAAGCGGGTTATGGTCAAGCCGTCCGCGCAGAAGTATTTGGATGGCGAGCCGGTCTTTGACCCTGATGACCTTGCCTATTATATGCTGCCGGAGGACATCGAGGGCGGGGACATCATCCAGCCTATCGACATGAACCTGCGAACGGCGGAACACACCCAGGGCGTGCAGACACAACTTAATCTGCTGTCCAGCAAATGCGGCTTTGGGGAGACGTACTACCGCTTTGACAGTGGGAATATCACCACGGCCACCCAGGTCATCAGCGAGAATAGCACCATGTTCCGCACCATCAAGAAGCATGAAATTATCTTGGAACAGGCTATTACAGAGCTGTGCCATATCATTCTTCGGCTTGGGAATGCAGCCATGGGCGCCGGGCTGAATGAAGATGCTAAAGTTACCATTGACTTTGATGACTCTATCATCGAGGACAAGACCACGGAGCGAAATAATGACCGGCAGGACCTTGCGGCGGGCATTATGAACCCGTGGGAGTACCGCATGAAGTGGTACAACGAGGACGAGGCTACGGCTAAGAAAATGCTGCCAAAGATGGAGGACATGACAACGGAAGGGGAGAACGAGATTGAATGAAATACCCATTCTCTCCCGAAGTTCTGGACTCTCTTCCAGAAGAATTGGCCGAGCTATACCGCAGTCTGGAAGCGACGCTCCTAGAGGAAATATGTTCTCGCCTGAAATTATCCGGCGAGCTGAACGAGGTCACGGTGCAGGGCATCCGGGTGCTGCGCTCCCATGGCATCGACCTGAGCGAGATTGAGAAAGCTATCCAGCGAACCGCCAACATCTCCCGGAAAGAACTGGACAAGCTGCTGGACGAGGTGGTAGAGCGCAACCAGCGGTATTATACCGACCTCATTGACTTAGCGGGCGTGACACAGCCGGAGACGATGGTGAGTTCTGCCGATATTAACGCCATACTCTCCCAAGCACAGCGGGAAGTTGGAAACCTGACCCGCTCCATGGGCTTTCTGTTGGACAACGGGCGAACCATGCTGCCCTATGCAAGGGCTTACCAGTGGGCGCTGGACAGCGCGGAGATGCAGATCATGAGCGGGGCTATATCCTATAATCAGGCTATCAAGAGCGCCGTCAAGCAGCTTGCAGACAGCGGACTCCGCATGGTGGACTATGAGAGCGGCCACCGTGACCATATCGACGTGGCTGCCCGCCGTGCAGTGATGACAGGCGTATCCCAGATCTGTGCCAAGTACACGGAGCAGAGCGCGGAATATCTGGAGACACCATACTTTGAGATATCAGCTCACATCGGAGCCCGGGACAAGGGCGTTGGATGGCAGAATCACAAGGCATGGCAAGGCCGTGTGTACTCTGTCAGAGCCGGTGACAAGTATCCGAACATCTACGAGGTGTGTGGCCTGGGCTATGTGGACGGCTTGGAAGGAGCAAACTGCCGCCATATTAGGACGGCCTTTGTGGATGGTGTGATGGAGCGCACATACACAGACGAACAGCTGGTCCACATTGACGACGGCCACGACGTGGACTTTGAGGGTAAGCACTATACAGCCTATGAGGCTACCCAGAAGCAGAGGCAAATTGAGCGGACCGTCCGCAGGCTGAAGCGGGAACAGGCGGCATACAAGGCCGCAGGGTTGAAAGAGGACGCCCAAGCGGTAACAGCCCGCATACGTCGGTTAAATGCAGAATACAAGGCGTTCAGCGAGGCGGCGGGGCTACCGTTACAAAGAGAAAGAATGCAGGTTCAATATCCGGAAGGGCTAACCAGCATAAAACAATTTTCCGGGCTGGAATCATATCAAGGGAACATAAAAATTGTCGGTAAATTCTCTTCCAGACAATATCAGGTGCAGCTTGACCCGCCGCAGATTAGCGGCGTGACAGACCACTTTGCAAATAACCTTACGATGAAACCGGATAGATCTGCATTGACGATTGAAGCGTCGCAGAGTATCATAAATAACAGCAGGTTAGTTTTGTATCAGACTGACCGGAATACATTGAAATTCTTGGCAGATAGCGGTTATGTAGTTTTAAGCGTTGACGGGAAGATTGTAACAGCGGTCCCGGAAAAGCTGAGAAAGAAGTATCGGGACTATTTGGAGGGGAAATGATATGGCGAAAAATCACAATGATAAATGCGTTTGCCCTCTTTTTGGGCGAGAAATCCTATATGGAGAGTGCTATGAGGTCCAAGAAGTTCGGGAGGACGAGATGGACATGGAGCTTGCAATAGAGCCGTTTGACGTAGATAAAGCAAATGAAGTCTGCGAGAAGTGCAAGTGGTATGTTGTGGAGGGCAGCGCGTGATAAAAGAAATTAACGGGAAAACATGGTATTGCTGCCCGTACTGCGGGAAAGCTCTTTTCCCGGTTCGACCGGATACCAAAGTAGAGCACATGCCGTTTCGATGCAAGGCATGTAAGCACGACATGGAAGTAAATATCGCATAGAGCCAAGAGCCTGTGAGCCAAGAGCCATCAGTTTCCGAGGATTCCTCGGTGGTTGATGGCTCTTTTTGTTTTGCCGAGAGGCGTAAAACCGCAGGGCGACGGCCCTGACAATAAACGGAGGTAACTACTATGAGCGAACCTATCAATAATCCTACCCAGGCCCCTGCGCCGGAGCCCGCCCCTGCGAAGACCTTCACGCAGGAGGAAGTGGATGCCATGATCGGCAAGCGGCTTGCGAAAGCCATGAAGGGTATGCCCAGCGAAGAAGAGCTGACCGCCTACCGCACCTGGAAGGACGGGCAGGCCGGAGAGAAAGAACGCTGGGACAAGCTGACTGGCGAGAGGGATACTCTCTCCGGAAAGCTGACAACCGCAGAAGCGGAGAGAGACCAGTTGAAGCGTGAGTTGTATGTCCTGAAAAAGGGCTTGACCGGCGAGGAGGCGGAGTTCATCGCTTTCAAGGCAGGGAAGATGGTGGACGACAAGACCACCTTTGAGCAGGCCGTGGACGCGCTTACCGCCGACCGCAAGAAGACTTCTTTTGACTGGACTGCTCCAGTGGGCGGAGGGAAGACAAAAACAGGAGAAAACGATGTAATGAACGCCCTGATCCGGGGCGCACTGAAATGAAAGGAGAACATAAATGGCTGTTGACATTATCGACAGAAGTAAACTTTCCGGGCTTATTCCAGAGCCCGTAACCCGTGAAATTATCCAGGGGGCCGTAACAGAGTCCGCTGTGCTGCGGATGGCCCGCCGACTGCCCAACATGACCAGTAAGACGCAGACCCTCAATGTGCTGGATGCACTGCCTACCGCCTATTTTGTAAACGGTGAAGCTACTACCGGAGCAGCCGACTCTAAGGCATCCCTCAAAAAGACCACCAACATGGCGTGGGACAAGAAGAAAATCTACGCCGAGGAAATCGCCGTCATCGTCCCCATTCCTGAAGCGGTGTTGGATGATAGCGATTACGATATCTGGGGCGAGGTGCGGCCCCGTCTTCAGGAGGCATTCGGAAAGGTCATCGACGCCGCTATTCTGTACGGCACGGACAAGCCGACTTCTTGGCGTGATGGCCTTGTCCCTTCGGCCACTACCGCGAGCGCTGTTGTGACCGCTACCAGCGATATTTTCAAGGACATCATGGGTGAGGGTGGCGTGATTGCCAAGGTGGAGGAGAGCGGTTATATCCCCAACGGCGTGATGGCTGCCATTCAGATGCGCGCCAAGCTGCGCGGCCTTGTGGACAAGAACGGCCAGCCCATTTTCAAGACCGATATGCAGGGAGATACCCGCTACGCGCTGGACGGCATGAGCATGTACTTCCCCGTGAACGGCGCTTACGACCCGGAGGAATCTTTGGCTATCGTGGGTGACTGGAGCCAGTTGGTCTATGCCATCCGACAGGACATGACCTTTAAGATTTTCGATAGCGGCGTGGTGCAAGATCCCACCACTGGCAATATCCTTTATAACCTGATGCAGAACGACATGGTGGCCCTCCGCGCCGTCATGCGGCTGGGCTGGGAGATTCCCAACCCCATCAACGCCTTCAACGTCGGCAATGAGAACGCCTTCCCTTTTGCTGTTTACGCACCGGCGGGGGGTTAATAGGGTCTGACACTTTAACGCTATTCCCCAGCGGTCAGGCCCTATTGGGGAAACAGGTTTCCGAGCTTGTGGGTGATGACCTGAAGGTTTATGAGAGTGGCGCTGTAACGGGCACATTTCATTATGTGACCAACTACACCGAGTTCAGCGACGCCCCGGACGAGCAGAGCGGGTATTATTTCCCAGTTCACCTGACAAAGACCGGGACAAAGATGACCTTCAAGAAAAATGGCTCTCCTACAAAGGAAGACATCCTGTTTGACGCGGACATTGTCTTCCGGGTGACCAAGGATGATACCTTCGAGGTGCTTGTTGATGATTCCAGCGTAGTGAAATTTAGTTTCACTGGGGCGACGTTTGAGCCGCAGGCTAAGACGAAAGCCCGTGCGAAGAAGTAAGGGGGCGGCCTGATGGCTTACGCAGATTATGAGTATTACACTGCTGCGTATCTAGGCACGGCTATCCAAATGGCTGACTTCCCTCGTCTGTCCCTGCGTGCAAGTTCCTTTCTGGACTACTACACGCAGGGCCGTGCGGCTCAAAACAAAGAGCTGGACGCAGTAAAGATGGCTTGCTGCGCCGTGGCAGAACAGTACCAGAGCATCGACCTTGCCCAGCAAGCGGCCCTGAATGCCCTTAAAAACTCCGCAAATGCTGGAGAGACTGGAGAGTTGCAAAGCCAGAGTGTGGGTAGCTGGTCCAAGACCTACCGAAGCGGCGGTGAAAGTGCCCAGCAGGCCGCGACAGCGGCGCAGTCGGCACAAACACATCTTGCATCTGTTGCAGCGCAGTATTTGGTCGGTACGGGCCTTCTATACCGTGGAAGGGGGTGCGGCTATGGACATGTTCCCCCATGTTGTGACGGTCTATAACACCTACGTTGAGACGGACCATTCCACCTTTGAGGAGACCACAGTGAACCACATCACTGTCCTACGGGGAGTCCTTCTGGATGCCTCTAAGGGTTCCAATGTAACCAAGAGCGGGCTGGAAAGCGCGGATGCAGTCAACCTGTACATTCCATTTTCGGTTGAGGCGTTGGACGGTGTGACAGGCATCCAAAGAAGGTATGTCGGGCCAGTCGAGTTCTGGAAAGCAGATGATAAAAGCGACCTATGGACGCTCTCTGTGGCCCGTGATAGTTTTTTCATCAAGGGTGAGGCTATACACCCGGAATGGACGGTACAGACCATAGAGGCCGACTACGACGGTGTGTACGATATTACTAAAGTCGATGAAAAGGACTTCGGCGGTGAAATGGCTCACTGGGAAGTTGGTGGGGTTTAATGCTGAAATTCAGTTTCCGCGCCGAAGGGCTGGAGGCAATCAGGGACAAGTTGGATGAGGAGTGCACCAAAGCGGAGCATACTGTGGCACTCCAGGTGCGGAAGGACACATCACCATATGTTCCGATGCTTACCGGATCATTGGACAAACGGACGCGGGTAGATGGTTCAGAAGTGATTTACCCAGGCCCATATGCACGCTACTTATATTTTGGAAAACTAATGGTAGACCCGGCTACAGGTAGCAGTTATGCATCAAAGGGCACAACAAAGGTCTTGACTGACAAAAACCTTGTATTTAATACAGCATCACATGCGCAGGCACAATCCCATTGGTTCGAAGCCAGCAAGGCCGAGAATTTGGATAACTGGATTCGGACGGCGGATAAGGCGGTGAAACGTGAACTCTGAGAAAAAAGAGAAACCCCGCATGCTGGCGGCGACAGAAGAAGTGGATAAAATCTCCCGCTCCATGCGGGTGTGGGCCAATACCTTCCCGGAAAAGCCGGTGGACATCATTAAATATGAGTTTCTGTCCGCTGACCAGGGAGACGAGACCGGTATGGCATTGTCTACCATCCAGGGGACCTATATCACAAAGCGGTTCATCCTGGGCGGCTATCAGGCGGAGTACCAATTCAAACTAATTTATCGTATTAAGCCTGGGCGCAGCAACGACAAGCGCCTGGAGGCTGACGAGCTACTGAACCACTTCGGTGACTGGGCAAGAAAAAATCTTCCTGATTTGGGAGACGAGATTCGGGCGCTCCGAGTTGAGCCCACCACACAATCCTCTAAATTTGCCGCTTATGAGGACGGTTATGAAGACTACCAGATTTTGATGAAACTGACATATGAAGTTGGCGTTTGAAAGGAGAAAAACAATGCCTGAGTCTGATTTGACTTTTAATACTACGCCGGGCCAGACCGTAGGCCGTGAAATGTTAATTGCTTACCTAAACACTGGAGAGAGCTCTACGCCTACGTGGTCTCCAATCGGTAAGCGTGTAGAGGACAGTTCAGCCGAATACGACTGGCAAACAGAAACCAAAGTTGATATTTTTGGAAATACCTATACCAACGGGAAGAAACCAACCATTACACAAACCTTTGACCCATGTGAGTTGGATGCAGATGACGCAGCACAGGAAAAAATCTGGAACCTTGCTATCAAAGATCAGAACGTGAACGCTTTGATGAATCAAGATATGCTTATTGTCCATCTGTATGCGGGGACGGCCGGAACAGCGGTATTTGCTGAAAGATACTCCTCATGCTCTATTTTGCCGTCCGGGCTCGGTGGTGAAGGCGGTGGCACAATTGGGATGCCAATTGATGTTACATATGGCGGCACTAGAACTGTTGGTACAGCATCGATTAGTGGTGGAACTGTGAAATTCACACCGGGAACCGTGGAGGTTTAACTTATGAAGGAACTGAATTTTGACTCCGGCCTTGTTACATATTCTTTGAATGGCAAGTGCGAGGTGTCGTTCAACCCCACTGACAGCAACTTCGTTGAGCGGCTGTACTCCGCTTTTGAGGATCTGGACAAGAAGCAGGAGAGCTACAAAGCACAGATCGAGAAGATGGTGGACAAGAAGGAAATCTTCGAGTTTGCCAAAGAGCGGGACGCTGAAATGCGCGGCATTATTGACGGCGTGTTCGAGGCCCCTGTGAGCGAGTCTGTCTTCGGCGGCATGAATGTCTATGCCATTGCCAACGGCCTCCCTGTCTGGTGCAACTTGATGATGGCGGTCATGGATGAGATTGATACCACTTTCACCAGAGAGCAGAAGCTTACTAACCCGCGCATCAGCAAGTACACAGCGAAATACCAGAAGTATCAGAAGAAGTAATCAAAGGAGCACGCGATGAGCTATGAACTTCCAAAAAGCGTGGATATAGACGGGCAGGAGTTTGCTATCCGCTATGATTATCGGGTTATCCTCGACATTTTCGAAGCCATGAACGACCCCGATTCCAGTGAGGAAGACCGGGCCCTTGACGTGCTCCAAATCTTCTATGTGGATTTTGACGAGCTGACCGACTATGACGCGGCCATGAAAGAGGTTTTTCGATTCATCAACGGCGGCGAGGAGCCACGGGAGCAGAAAGGCACCCGCCTTGTGGACTGGCCCATGGACTTCCCCCGCATCATCGCCCCTATCAACCGTGTGCTGGGCTATGAAGCCCGCGCTGTGGACTACGACATCGAAACCAACACGGGCGGCATCCACTGGTGGACTATCCTCGCGGCCTACGCAGAAATAGGGGACTGCCTCTTTGCCCAGATCGTCCGCATCCGCGACAAGAAGGCAAAGGGCAAGCCGCTGGACAAGTCTGACAGGGAGTTCTACCGCAAGAACCGTGACATCATCGACATCAAGCAGACTTACAGCGAGGCGGAGAATGACCTTGTAAAGATTTGGACAGGGGGATAACCTCCGGTTAACTGCACCTTGAAAACTTCATATTGAGATAGCGGAAATATTTTTGGAAAACCTCTTGACTTTCTGTGTACACGCTATATAATAAATGTGTACACAGAAAGAAGGTGATAAAATGTCGCCCCGTACAGGCAGACCAAAGGCCGAAAACCCGAAAGATATACAGTTAAAAATCAGAGCCGACAAACAAACGATTGAAGACTTAGATTTTTGCTGTGAGAAGTTGGACAAAACAAGAAGTGATATTATCCGGCTTGGTATCCAAAAGGTTAGGTCTGAGGTAGAAAAATAGAGTGCTGGCGGGCCTAGCAAGCAACACCAACACTCTACATCACCAGAGGTCTCCCACTGGATAAATCCATTCTATCACAGTGGGAGCCTCTAATCAATATGAAAAGAGGTTTTCCATATGAACGAGAAAAACACTCTTCAAGAATTGCTTAACCAGTTGACTAACAACGAGCATTGGGTCAAGCGTATTGCCGCCGCCTACCTGGGCATCAAGCCCGAGCAGGTGGTTATCACGGTGAAAGGCGGTGATGCAGAATGAGCGTGGAACTCATGCGCAGAGCTATCATTGACATGATTCTTTGGACAGATGATCCGAAGAAAATGAGACATATTTATGTGCTCCTCGGAACATTGTTGAAGAGGAGAGAAGGAGAACCCGGGTATGAATGAACTAATGATTTTCAATAACCCTGAGTTTGGTAAGATTCGTACTATTGAGGAAAACGGCAATGTGCTGTTCTGTGGAAACGATGTGGCGGGAGCGCTTGGATATAAGCGACCGAAGGATGCCGTTTCTGCTCATTGCAAGGGGGCGGTGAAACGCCGCACCCTTACCAGAGGCGGAGAACAGGAGATGCTTTTCATCCCAGAGGGCGACATTTACCGTCTGGCGGCAAAGTCGGAGCTGCCGGGCGCTGAGCGGTTTGAGAGCTGGATTTTTGATGAAGTCCTACCCTCCATCCGAAAGAACGGCGGCTACATCCACGGCCAGGAAAACATGACACCGGAGGAACTGATGGCGGCGGCGCTCATCATGGCAAACAAGACCATTGAGAACCAGAAGCTGCGGCTCTCCTCCCTTACTGTGGAAAACCAGATCATGGCCCCCAAAGCGGCCTACTTCGACGAGCTGGTGGATCGGAACCTGCTGACGGGGCTTCGGGAGACAGCAAAAGAGCTGAATGTCCCACCCAAGCAGTTTGTGAGTTTCCTTTTGGCCGGAAAGTACCTGTATCGGGACAAGAAGAAAAAGCTAATGCCTTATCAGCGGCACGTTGATGCCGGACTTTTTGAACTGAAAGAGTGCTTCAACGATAAGACCCAGTGGGGTGGAACTCAGACAATGGTGACCCCGAAGGGCAGAGAAACATTCCGGCTCCTGATTGCTGGGGCCGCATAATAACACCCCCGCTATCTCGATATGAGGTAGCGGGGGCTTTTATAACTAATTAATATCTTCCCTGTGAATTGTAAAGTGCTGTTTGCTGTCTCTGGCACTTCCAAGATCGATATAAGATGTTTGAAATTCCTCCCAATCGTCTGGAAGTTCCCATACAACATGCCCGACAATTTCCATACCAGGAGAAACAGCACCAACAAATACCACCGCATCATCTACGGTGCCAACAACGACCTTCGGCAACACCTTTCGCCCATCGGCGTAAGCATTAAAGCCAATGTTTGCTACATTTTGAACATTTTCCGTTGTGTTCTTTGCAGAAAAGATTACACACAATAGCCCCTTTCCTGAATCTTCCGGCTCTATTGTGCCGAGCGATGTTTCAAGAGCGGTTGTCCATTTTATATCCACAATCGACAGGTCAAATCGGTCTGCATTTAGCGTTCCATCAATGCCGACACTGTTTTCATCTATTTTCTCGGATGGTTCTGGCTGCTGTGTCTGCTGGTTGACAAGTTCGTTTTGCGCTGGCCCATTGGAACCAGAATTTGATGGTTTAGCAGAACGTCCGCCAAAGGTAACGGCAACAGCCGCAAGAACAGCGGCAATAATTACAACGGCGAATAGAACATTGTTTTTAACACGTCTATTCCGGTTTGTTGGGTTGTTTTCTGTATCAAATACGGCTGCCTGCGGCGTATTTGTTGCGTATTCACTCTCAACTACGAGGTGTGATCCAGATATTGCTGTGTTTACAACTTTTGTAGTGTCATCCGGCGATACGAGGATTGAAATTGAGCAGTCTATCTTTCGCCCCTTTTGGAACGAAAGGGTATGCGGGCCGTCTTGGGCATATGCAGAAATTGTTGTGCCGTTTCTTAAAATCCCAACCACTTTGTCATCCAAAAGCACTGTAAAGTCAACAGCGCATCCCCACGGCGATTTTTCTCTTGTAATAATGATTTCCTTGTACCCTTCCAATGTAAATCTCTCCCCTCAAGGTGGTGTTTAATATGGCCGCTGACGGCTCTATCGTCATTGAAACCAATATTGACAATAAGAAAGCACAAAAAGAGCTGAATCAGCTTGCTAAGAAAATCCAATCGCTCGAAGATCAACTTACGTCCAAAAAGCAGGGAAGGTTTCCTTTAGTAGAAAACCTCAACGTTGTAAATGCGGAGTTGGAGGAGGCCAGGAAGCAGTTATCCATGCTCCAGGACGAACAGAATGCTATCAATGCCGCCATGAAACCTGGTTCGTCCGCTGATGACTATATGCGTGCCTATTCTGACAGGCCTATGGTCGATTCCAAATTGAAAAAGCAACAAGAAAAGGTTGACGCAATTGAGAAAGAGTGGAGGCAGGCTGAAAAAGCGCTTTCAGATTATGATTCCAAAATTTCTGGATTAGAAGGAAAGTTGAACCTGGCAAAAGAGGAAGCCGGAGGGCTCCAGCAGAACATGGCAAAGTCCGGCCCTGCCGCCGCCAAAATGGCAAAATCAGTAGATAGAGCGCAAAAGAGCGCAAGCAAATTTTCCTCTCGCATGCGTGAAGTTATCAGAAGTGCGCTTGTATTCACGGTCATTACACAAGGTCTTGCGAAGTTCCGTGAATGGATGGGGAAAGTCATCAAAACAAATGACGAGGCTAGAGCATCTATTGCACGCCTAAAAGGGGCTCTCCTGACACTCGCCCAACCAATGATTGAGGTCATTATACCAGCATTTACAAGTTTTGTCGATATGTTGGCCCGTATAATTTCAATGGCCGCCCGGATTACTGCTGCGCTTTTTGGTACAACAGCAGAGAAAGCTGCGGACTCCGCTGAAAATCTGTATGAGGAAACAGAAGCACTTGAAAAAACGGGTGAGGCGGCTGAGGAGGCCGGGAAATCGCTCGCTTCTTTTGATGAAATCAACCAGCTTTCAGGGAGCAGCAATAAAAGCGAAAATCAGGCACAACAGGACCAATCAATCGAGCCAGATTTCTCTATTGTAAAAACCAGTATTCAGGATGCCCTTTCGGCCATCCTTGAGCTACTTACTGGTGCTGCCCTCCTTGCAATTGGTGCAATTCTTGTATTTACAGGAGCAAGTATCCCGGTCGGACTCGCCTTGATGGTAGCTGGTGCGCTTGCTATTGTGGATGCTGTTACATCGAATCCAGAAGCTATAAAGGCGTTATTACAAGGAGGGCTTGGTGAGGCCCTTTCTATTATCGGGCCTCTGGTTGCCGTGATTGGCGTTCTTTTGGTTATTACGGGACATATTCTTATTGGCATTTCGTTAATCATTATGGGCGCAGCAATTTGGGCTACGGGGGCGGCATCTGGAGACGAAGGAGACTTTATCCAAAATATTTTAACAAGACTTTCGGAGGCGGCCGCAGTCATTGGTCCCCTGATTGCCGTTTTAGGTGTTTTTCTTGTCATCACTGGACACATCCTACTTGGTGTGGCGTTTATTATCGCTGGAGCAGCCCTTTGGGCCGTGGGTAAAGCCGCAGGCGATGAGGGGGATTTTGTTGAAAACATAAAAACAAGACTTTCGGAGGCGGCTGTAGTAGTTGGCCCCCTGATCGCGGTTCTTGGTGTTCTCCTTGTAATCATGGGGAATATCTTAATGGGTATTTCCTTCATTATTGCAGGTGCGGCGATTTGGGCCGTGGGTAAAGCCGCAGGCGATGAGGGGGATTTTGTTGAAAACATAAAAACAAGACTTTCGGAGGCGGCTGTAGTAGTTGGCCCCCTGATCGCGGTTCTTGGTGTTCTCCTTGTAATCATGGGGAATATCTTAATGGGTATTTCCTTCATTATTGCAGGTGCGGCGATTTGGGCCGTGGGTAAAGCCGCAGGCGATGAGGGGGATTTTATACAAAATATCCTAACGAGATTGCAAGAGGCCGCAGAAGTTATTGGCCCATGGATTGCCATAATTGGCATAGTGCTCTTGGTTGCAGGTCAAATTGCCCTAGGAATCGGTTTAATTGTTCTTGGTATTGCGATCTTTGCATTTAGCAAGATGGAAATGGATGGCGGCGAATCGCTAATTGATACTATCGTTTCTGCACTGTCCGCGGCAATGGTAGAGATATCGCCGTACATTGCAATAATTGGCCTCGTTTTGATTCTGGTTCCAGGTATGCAGGGGATCGGCATTGCCTTGCTAGTTGCTGGAATTGGGTTGTTTATTGCTGGTACGGCATTAGCTGCATCCAATAGCACTGAAATGAAAAGTTGGGTTGAAGTGTTGCAGCTTGATCAGGTATCTCAGTGGGTATCTACGGCGCTCCTGCTCGCTGGTATTGCATTAGTGGCAATCGGAGCAATGACGCTTAATCCGTTTTTCTTGCTGGCTGGAATAGCCCTTTTAGGCGGTGGCGTTGCGCTCAAAGCATTAAACAGTAGCGGAAAAACAAGTAGCGGTTCCTTTTCAGCCAGATCCGGCTCAGGCCGAATGTCAGTACCAAGGCTTTCAATTGATGACGTTCCTGCCCTTGCAAAAGGCGCGGTCATACCGCCTAACAGAGAGTTCCTCGCCGTACTGGGAGATCAAAAGAGCGGGACAAATATAGAGGCTCCAACATCTGAGATTGAAGCCGCTGTTGCCCGTGGGATGCAGCGATATGGTGGTGGCGGCTCCAATATAGCTATCTTGGAAATCGACAAGCAGGTGCTTGGTCGCGTATCTTATCAAGCAACTCAGAGCGAAGTTCAGCGTATCGGCGTAAATTTGGTGGAGGGTTAAATGAGCTATATCAAATTGAACGGCATTGAGTTTGATGCAGATGTTGCAATTTCGACTTATAATCGAAGTTTCAATGTGCTAGATGGAGATAATGCTGGCCGAGTGCTTTCCGGTCGAATGATACGTGATGTTATTGGAACCTATCTTGGTCATAAGATTACAGTGTTTCGCAGAGGAGACAATTACGAAGGGTTGGATACCTTTTGGGACTATCTGTACCAACACTCAGTCGATGATAGCGTTATGTTGGAGGCAGCGGACGGACAGACAACCATCTCCTACGAGGCGTATTATACTAGCGCATCTCAAGACATGGAGAAGGTAGAAGGTAGCGTAAATTATTGGGGAGAAATAGAGGTAAGCTTTGTCCCGATAGACGCACAGGTCAAGCCGTAAAAAGTGAGGATAGGCGATGGCAAACAAAAACAAAATTGTGTATGGCGACAGAGTTTTTGAGGGCAACAAAATTAAAAGCGGAAATCTTCATATTGCAACATCTCTTCTATCTTCCTCTCTGGAAGCCAATACCTTATCAGTCGTAATTGAGACTGAGGACAGAACAATTACAGAGTTTGAGAGAAACGCTCCAATTGTTTATTTTTATGATGGCGTTCAGACCGGTGTGTTTTATGTGAAATCCATTGACCGGAATGGCCCTAATACATATAAGATATCTGCAACAAGCGCAATTGGGCTTTTATCTGAAAATCAGCATTATGGAGGAATCTACTCTGGAGAGACTGCATCCGAACTTCTTGCTTCCATATGCGGCACAATACCATACGAGATAAAAACAAATTTAGCAGACATAAAATTGTATGGTTGGTTACCTATCGCTACGGCAAGGGATAACTTGTCACAGGTTCTATTTGCAATTGGCGCAACTATTCGAACTGATCTAAATGGAGTTCTTCGGATTGCGGCCCTTTGGGATGGAATTAGCGGGAACCTTGGTTTAGACCGAATGTATCAGGGCCCGAGCGTCACTAACGCGGCCAAAGTAACCCAAGTAATTGTTACAGAACACCAATATATAAAATCTGGTGAGTCATCTACACTTTTTGAAGGGGCCACAGAAGCAGGCAGTATTATCACATTTGAAGAGCCTGTTTTTAATCTATCCGCATCTGGCTTTACTATTTTAGAGAGTGGAGCCAACTACGCAAAACTATCTTCAGGTTCCGGAAGGCTTACTGGAACAAAGTATACACACAACAAAAGCCAAATCATACGTGATATTGTTTCAGCCAAAGAGCCGAATGTAAAGAAGGTTGAAAATGCTACGTTGGTATCGCTCATAAACTCTGCGGCTGTCGCAGACCGAATGAAAAATTACTATAAGCATGCTCAATCTATCCAAGCACCAGTTGTCTATAAAGGGGAATCAACAGGAAACCGTGTGTTGACGTGGGACCCATATAACAAAGAACCAGTTACGGCCTGCATTGAAATAGAAGATATTAACATTTCAAATACATTAAAGTCAACTTCAAAAATGCTTGTTGGATATAAGCCACCGCAGACGGAGGACGTTGAGATATTAGAAAATCGAATTGTTTTGTCCGGTAGCGGTACATGGCAAATACCTGATCAGGCAGTAAATGTGCGTGTTGTCGTAATCGGAGCTGGTAACGGAGGTCAAGCCGGAATGGACGGAGAACCTGGTGATGATGGTGCATCTGCTAGTGCTTCGAATGGCGGAACTGGCATTGGAGTTTTTGGGAAAGGTGGATCTGGTGGAAATGGGGGGCACGGAGGAGGAGGGGGCAAATTTCTTACAGTAGATCTTGAAATCGGAGATGATAGGACCCTTCAATTCCAGTGTGGGGCTGGAGGAACTGGAGGGATAGCTAATGGGGCAGAAGGATCTATCGGGACAGAAACAACTATTTCGATAGGTGGGATGGTTTATTCAAGTGGTGATGGAGATTCGACAGGTGCCGGATACACAGACATCATAACAAAAGAAACTTATGCAAAAACAGGAGACATCGGAGCCGATGGAGCCAATGGAGGAAACGGAGGGGAATCAACTGCCTATGAACTATTGAAAGGTGACAGTGGAGAAAATTCAGGAGATATACCTGGTGGCGCTGGGGGCAAAGCCGGAAGTTATAGTGGAGGCTCTACACCGCACAGTTGGCGTGAAGTTGATGGGGGATCTTCATCCGCAAGCTTTACAATCGGAGAAACAATTTCTGGATATACAAAGTCGTCTTTTGACACAAAAACTGGAGAGTGGAGGCTAAGCGACTTTAAATCTGCTACCATAAAGGCAACAGGTACAAGCCCTAATTATTTTTGTACACTTGTTGGGTCTGGAAGTTCACAGTATCGTATAGAAGAACTTGTTGGGAATAATTACACAGAAAACCCTAAAGACGTTCCTGGATATCGTTATAAGACAAACAAAAGTCCAAACTATGGAATTGCATGGCAAAAAGGATACGGCGGCGGTGGTGGCGGTGGCTCTTCTTATAATTCTCCTGGAGGGCAAGGAGGGATAAACGACCAAAATCCATCTTCTTACGGATCTGGAGGAAACGGAGCATCAGGCGATTCAAAGTCTATAGCTACGCTATACGGATGCGGAGGAGACGGAGGAAATGGCGGCGGCGGTGGCGGCGGCGGCGGTGGGTCTCGTATTCAGCTTTGGGAAACATACACCAAATACACAACCGCGGATGGTTCTTCTGGTGGACATGGTGGTAAAGGAGGAGCTGGCGGAGACGGAGCGGATGGATGTGTAATTGTTTACTATGGCGCACCTAAAAAAAAGGTATCTGGCCCCGTGAAAGACAGAAATGGCCTCGTTGTTCTGGACAAGCTTGGCCGTCGGCTAATTGTGTGAGGTGAGAAAATGGAACTGACTCTGGAGGAGCGTGTAGCGGCACTTGAGCGGAAATTATCAGCCAGAGAAGCGGCAGAAGAACCAACCGAATACTACACCAGCAAATACAGCGGTGAGGAGATCGATGCCTTGTTGGGCTCCAGCACCCGCCGGAACCTGCTGGATAACTGGTACTTCGTGGGCGGAGGCTCCCAGCAGGGCGGCGGGTCGTTTCCCGTTAACCAGAGGGGGAAGACGAGCTATAGTACGTCATATGGGTCTATTTTTGATTGCTGGAAATGCGGCAAACCTGGATCTGTAATTACGCTTGCCCATGATTATCTGACACTCAACAATGTAGGTGATCTATTCCAGATCACGCAAAATGTTGATCAGGGTGAAGTTGTCACCGCCTCGATATTAGCAACGGATGGATTGTTTAGCGGTACTGTTACAATCCCTGTGGCGACTAGCGAAAATATAGGTATCAATGCTTATCAGGGAAACGGCATTACTATTGCAGTGCTTGGTTTGGCCGGTGGAAACGTTCAATTTTCAATCTTAACGGATACTGAAAAGAATTTGATTGCAGGCAAGCTAGAACTTGGCTCCGGCCAAACTCTAGCCTACCAAAACGAGGAAGGCAACTGGCAGCTCTTCGAGACGCCGGATTATGCCGAGGAGCTAGCGAAATGCCAGAGGTATTTTCAACTTTACAGTGCGGCCGATAAACGACCAGCTAAAGCAGTGGATTGCCGCCCGACAATGCGCATTGACCCGACGCAAGGTCAACTCCAAATCAACGCACAAACCCTATATTATAATTCCGCGGAACTATAAGGGAGTACATTATGGCCGAAATGACACCTGACCTAAACTATATTGTTTATGCCCAAACCGATAGACATAACCGCATCACCGCCGTCAATTCCTCCGCCTTTGTGAGCGGGGATTGGGGCACGGAGATTGACCGAGGTTACGGAGACAAATACCACCACGCTCAAGGTCACTACTTCCCGCGGCCCATCTACACCGAGGACGGCATCCCCCGGTACAAGCTGGAGGACGGCAAAGTGACAGAACGGTTGATGAACGGGGGCGAAACATAATGCTCATCATGACGGATTGGTATATCTGTACCCCGCCTAAATTTTGCCTCGGGTTTGAGGGCGACAATGAGGTTGTAGCCCTCGAAATCTCCACCGACCTCACAGACGAGTGGGACTTAAAGGTGGATGTGGAGAAGAGCGGTCAGAAGAATATTATCCAGCTCCAGCGCGTCGGGCAAGTGTACTCCGCCTTGCTGACGGCCTCCGTGCTGGCTGATGACGGCCAGTATTTAATGCAAGTCAGAGGCACCCTCGGGGAGCAGGTGCGGCACAGTAATATATTCTACGCAACGGTTCATGACTCCATTAACGCCGTAGACGCTTTCCCACCTCCCCTGCCCTCCGAATTTGAGCAGATGGAGGAGCGCATTACAGACCTAAACCAGCATCCCCCGAGGCCCGGCCTGGATGGGTTTTGGGAGATTTGGAACCCGGATAGCGGCCAGTACGAGGCGTCGGATATCCCTTTACCGGAGGGTGGAGGAGGTACATCCTACAACATCGGGCACGGGCTAAAGCTGGACAGAGACACAAGGACGTTATCTGTGGACACAGTAAGCGGCTTTGACGAGGGTGATAATACGCTCCCCATTACCGCAGCCGCGGTGCAGGAGACGGTAGGCAATATCGAAATCCTGTTAGGGACAATTTGAAAGGTGGGAAAGTATGAGTGTAGCAACTGAAATCAGCAGAATCCAAACAGCGCGGAACACTATCAGGTCAAAGGCCGTTGAACTGGGCATCGGCACAAGCACGGACGATCTGACCAAGCTGGCAACGGAAATTGATGGAATTGAGAACAGAGGAGCGGTATCTGCTACTGTCCAAGAGGGCGATACATATACCATCCCCAAAGGCTACCACAACGGCAGTGGCACGGTGTCAGGGGTGTCCGGTGGCGGAAACTATAACCTCCAGAGCAAGACTGTCACGCCAACCAAGTCCCAGCAGAATGTGACGCCCGACCCCGGCTATTATGGCCTGTCCGATGTGACAGTAGCCGCCATCCCCGGGAACTACCAGGACGTATCCGCCGTTACGGCTACCGCCGCTGACGTATTGACTGGCAAGGTGTTTGTGGACAAGGCAGGCAAGACCACCACAGGTACCATGCCAAACAATGGGGCGGCGACTGAAACACTGACCCCGGAAAAACTGTCTTACACCATCCCGAAGGGGTATCACAGCGGGACAGGAAAGGTGCAGATCACCCCGGAGACGAAGAGTGTTACGCCCAACAAGTCTGTCCAAACGGTAGAGCCTACGGACGGGAAGGTGCTCACGTCCGTTGAGGTAGCGGCCATCCCGGAGGCTTATGTGGACACCTCTGACGGCACAGCGGTTGCCGGGGATATCCTTAATGGCAAGACCGCTTACGCAAAAGGCGCGAAGGTCACTGGCTCAATGGCAAACAATGGGGCGGTCTCCGGGGAGATTGACGGCTTGACCACAACCTCCTTTGCCGTCCCTGCTGGTTACACCACTGGGGGCTCGGTGAGCCTGACGGGCGACATTGAGGAGGCCCTTGCGGCAATCTGATTGGAGGCGTGGTATGAGTATTCAGGGCGAAATCGACCGGCTGTCCGCCGCTAAGGCAAGTATCGCAGCGTCACTACAGGCTATGGGAGTAGAACCGCCGTCGGGCACCACACTGGAGCAGTACGCCGCCCAGTTAGCCGCTATCGCCACGGCTGCGCCCTGGCTCTCAATACCCGGCGGCGGCACGATGCAGATGGGGGAGAGCCTGGGCGAAGGGCCGTACACCATTGAGGTGACAGAAGACGGAGAGGGCGGCGACCTCTCCGCCGAATATGTGGGCTACAGCAACACGGGCAGCGGCCTGGAGGCCACCAATGTGCAAGAGGCGATCGACGAGCTGGCCCAAAAGGGCGGAGGCGAGTATCTGCCTTTGACTGGCGGGACGATGCAGGGAGATATCACCATCCCGGCGGACAAGGCCATCAAGCACGGGGGCTCTGCCGCTCAAATCAAGATGATGCCAAACGGGAATATCCGGATTGAGGCCCCCCTGGCTGAGGGAGCGGCAGCGATCACAGTCGGCACTTCCGGCATCAATCTGGTCAACAACACGACGCAGGTGCTACAGACCTCTGAGAGCGGTGTTGCACTTAAAGCAAACACGGATATGACCGGGCACAAGATAGCCAATCTGGCCGCTCCTTCTGATTCCGCAGATGCCGCCAACAAGCAGTATGTGGACACGAGTGTTGAACAGGCGCTTGGCTCAATCGGATATAGTCTGATAAAGGAATACACATCACCAGGGAGCTACACCCATACGTTCGACCGCAAATATACAGATGTTTTTGTGGTTGTGGTTGGTGCTGGAGGAGGCGGAGGTTCGAGTGGAGAGCGCGGTGGAGGTGGCGGCGGGGGTGGGGCCGTAGCGTGTTTCCATGTTTTGGATAGCAGTACAATTCAAAACAATAATATTGTTGTTGGAACTGGTGGAGCTGGTGCAGTCTCTTCTTTGGGACCGTCCGTCACTAATAATGGCTCCGCTGGTGGGAGCAGTAGCGCTTTTGGTATTACCGTACCTGGTGGCAGTGGTGGAATAGCCAATCTTGGTGGCATGGGTGGTGGCTACGCCCCCAATGAGATTGTTCCTGGTTGGCTCATGATAGGTGGTAGTGGTGGTAGCCATAATAACAATGGCGATGGCGATGGCAATGCTGGGCCTATTATTTCTATTGTTGGGTTTAAACCTTTCGGTGGCGGAGGTGGCGGAGGGGGCAATCCTAGTCTTAATGATCCGCCAACTCCCGGCGGAAATGGCGGTGACGGTGGAGCCGGTAATGGTGGCGCTGGAGCTACCGGCCAGAGCAATGCAATAATGGGTAAAAACGGTACCCGCGGTGGTGGCGGAGGAGGTGGTGGAGCGGGATGGACTTTTCGTTCCAGCGAGTATAAGCCCAGCGGCATAGGTGGCAAAGGCGGCGATGGATATGTGGCGATTTACGCAAGAGGTATTTCTTGATGAAAACAGTCTATTTAAATGAGGATAACACTGTCCGCGAAATCATCCCGGAATACGCACTTCCACCGGAGAAGTGGTATAGCGAGGCATTTGCACGACGCTGTGTAGAGGTACAGGACGATGTAGAGCAGGGGTGGCGCTACAACCCCGAAACAGGACAGGCCGCCCCGGACAATAGACCGCCGGAGCCTGAACTAACTCCGCAATACGCCGCCGCTATGAGGGCCTATGCGGCCACCAGCACGGCTATCCCCGACACCTACGCCCTGGACATGCCCGATCTGTTTCCCACCTGGGCGGTGGTACTGGCAGACGGCGAGGAACTGCCTGCGGGCCGTATCCTCAACGACGGCGGCCAGCTCTACCGGGTGGTGCAGGCGGTAACTCCTCAAGAGGAGATGCCCCCGCACGACGACGGCATGCTCGCCATCTACCGGCCTATTGACCGCGAGCACGCTGGCACAGCGGACGACCCCATCCCGTGGGTGTACGGCATGGACTGCCACGCGGGCAAGCACTACAGCTACAACGGCAAGGTCTACAAGGTTGCCGAGGGTGGGGACATGATTCCCTGTACGTGGCCGCCCGACAGTCCCGGCATGTGGCAATGGGTGGAGGTGTAGCACATGGCTATCGTTGTAAACGGCAAAAAAGTTGCCGGGGTGGGCCTGCCTGGCAAGGACGGAGCTCCAGGGGCAGACGGCAAGGATGGTGCACCTGGAAAGTCCGCCTATCAGGCGGCAAAAGAGAAAGGATATACCGGAACCGAAGAGGAGTTTAACACCGCTCTGGCTGGTATGCAAAGTGCTCCATTCCTGCCGCTGGCTGGCGGCGTAGTAACTGGCAACCTTATATTAGGGGTAGATAGTTCTAGTGGGAGTGCCTTATATATTGGGAGTGAAAACGGAGCACAGGTTGTATTTGATTCCACGTGGGGACTTAGAGTTCTCGCAGATACGATCATTTTCGGTCAGAACTCCAATGATCAGAAGTCGCTTATTTTCCATAACGGCCAGATCAAAAACTTGTCATTGCCGGGAAGTCCAAACGACGCCGCCAACAAGCAGTACGTGGATGGCTTGGTGGGTGACATCAACACCGCGCTGGATGCAATCAACGGGGAGGTAGTCTGATGGGTACGACCGCGGACAAGCTGGCCTATCTCAGCGCTACAAAGGACACCCTAAAGGCCAACCTCACGGCCAAGGGCGTGGAGGTACCAGAAGGCACCACATTTCGCAGAATGGCGGAGATGGTGGGGGAGATTCCGGTTGCATCCACACACACAGTAGGTGTGACTGTAACCGATGGGGTCTATAGCATCACCATTGATGGACAAACGCTTTACAAAGGGGGAACCTATGACCTTGAAGCGCAACCGGGTGAATACATTTATTTCGGGATTTCCTCCGATGTCGGATGGGCCGTTTATGGAGCTGAAACCGGGATTGGAATACCGACTGCGAACGGAAGGTCTCCGGCAGCACTGACCAGAGTTCCACCGACAGTGACAGACCTCTATTTTATAATGCCAGACGAAGATGTTTTACTAGAGGGGGGGGTGTAGGCGACCATGAGTAAGCTCATTACATATGTCCCGCTCTCGTCCGTGGAGCGGATTGAGCTGAGAGTCACCAACTGCCGCAAGACGCTCTCTCAGGTCAAGGCTGAAACAAAGGCTCATTACGTGCTCAATGGCGGCATGTGGAACCTAGACGGCACCCCCTGCCCGCTGCTTAAGGTGGGCGGGGCGATGCTCTCCGGCACGCCCTGGCGGCCGATGGGCTACGCCTGGGACAAGGGGCCTGACATCCGCATGACCTCCGAGCACGAGGGAGCGGATAACTTTATCGCGGTGACCGCCCTAATTGCCTCCGGCAAGCCGGTGGATAAGCCCTCCTATGGCTCGGCCCAGGGAGGCAAGCGGGGGCGCAGTGCTATCGGCCTGCGTGGTGGCAGTCTGGCCCTCTACTGCTCTGGCGATGGGACCGGAGACGCAGCCACGCCGGAAACTCTGCGGGACGAGTTGGCCGGGCTGGGCTGGGCCTCTGCCGTTATGCTGGACGGGGGCGGCTCCAGCCAGTGCGATTTCGGCGGGGAGCGCATCACCGCCAGCCGCAAGGTGCACAACTGGATTTGTGTATATCTCAAGCAGGACGGCGCTGAGACGCCGCCGGAAGAGGAGGACAAGCCTATGAGCAAGCATACTGTATGCCTCGACCCCGGACACGGGCCGGGCAACGTCAACGGATCCCCGGACGGTACATACAAGGAGTGGGAGTTTACCTGGGATATGGCCCAACGCATCAAGCCGTTGCTGGAGGCCCAGGGGGTGGGCGTGGTGCTCACCAAGACAGCGGACAACTACCCCAGCCTCACGGAGCGGGCCAACATCAGCAACAAAGCAAAGCCGGACTGCTTTGTGAGCATCCACACCAATGCTGGACATGGGAAAGGATGGTCGAGCGGATCTGGGCTTGAAATCTACACCAGCGCCGGGCCCATGACGGCGAAGCGCAATGTGCTGGCCTCCAAACTGGTCAACGCCTTCCATGTTGCCGGGGTGGCCCTGCGGAGCGAACCGATCAAGCACGAGATGTATACCGTGCTCGCCAAGACGGACGCCCCCGCCGCGCTCATTGAGTACGGCTTCCATACCAACAAGATGGACACGGAGTATCTCAAGGATAGCAAGTACCGGGACAAACTGGCCGAGGCCACCGCAAAGGGAATCTGTGACTGGCTGGGCGTGGCCTGGCAGGGCGAAACGGGAGCGGACAGCGCGGAGGATACCCCGGACGTTTGGGCCGCTGAGGCGTGGCAGAAGGCCAAGGACAAGGGCGTACTGGACGGCACCCGGCCCCGCGACAATATGACCCGGCAGGAGCTGGCCGTCGTGTTGGATCGGCTGAATCTGATTTGATGGAGGTACATATCATGGACATTTCTTCTTTGGGTATTACCGGAGTAGCAGTCATCACTGTGATCTGCTTCCTCGTCGGGCAGGTGGTCAAAGCTACCGGACTGGACAATAAGTGGATTCCCATCATTTGCGGTGCGTTTGGCGCGGTGCTTGGCATCCTCGGCATGTTCATCATGCCTGAGTTCCCGGCCAGTGATTACCTAACAGCCGCCGCTGTTGGCATTGTGAGCGGCCTTGCGGCCACTGGTATCAATCAGGTTTATAAGCAGATGACTAAGGAGGGCTGATGCCCATGGAGTGGGTTGGCCCACTGATTTCCGGCGCGGCTGTGGTCTTGGTGGCGATTATCGAGGCCGTCGCCGCCCGAGAGCGGAAGCGCATCAAATCTGACAACCAGAAGAGCGATGCCCTTATGAATGGGGTACAGGCCCTGCTAAGGCGCGAAATCATTGCCGAGTACAACCACTACTCCGAACAACGTTATATCCCGATTTATGGGATGGAGAACGTGCTGGACATGTACAATGCCTACAAGGAGTTGGGTGGGAATGGGATGGCGGCAAAGCTGGTGGAGGCCATGAAGAAGCTGCCCACAGAGCCGCCGGAAGAATGAGGTGCAGGACGTGTCAAAAGCGCTGATTCGATTTCCTGGAAGATTAGAGGAGTTGACTACCTCAGAAATGAAGCGCTCCATCCACGAGGCCAATCTGGGGAGAGACGACACGCAGATTGCGGAGCTCTATCTGCTGGAACGGAAAGCGCAGGTTGACACGGCCGATTGCTGCGGGATAGACCGGAAAACGCTCCACCGGCACCTGCCCTTCATCTTTGAAAAGGTGGAGTTCACGGCAAACAAGCTGGGATTCCTCCAAAAAGGTACATAACGCCCCCAAACTTCCGCTGGAATGTCCCCCGGCGGAAGTTTTTTTATGCGACAATATCAATAGGAGGACGTGAGGATACAGGGTTGGTACACGTCGCCGCCCTCCTCACGGACTCCTTATTTTATGGACAAGGACGTGTTGGATATGACTCTAATCGAGAGGATGGTAGCCGCTGGCATGTCCCGTGATTGTGCCGCTGAAACAGCGATGTGGTACATGGCACAGGGAGATGACGAGGGCCTAGAGGATTACGTAACCGCATTGGAGGCGGGGAGGGAGGCGCGTCAGTATGGCGTTTCCTAATTACACATACCCGGCTTATGGGGCCTACAATCCTGTTACCCCGTTTGCTCCGGCTCCACAAGTATATCAGCCCCAGCAACCTACTCAGCAACCATCACAGACCATTCAGGCGCAAGGGAATGTAAACACACAGCCCGCTTTTTTCTGCCGTCCTGTGGCCTCCAGAGAAGAAGCGCTGGGGGTTCCGGTTGACTTCATGGGAGCCCCTATGTTTTTCCCCGACCTCGCTCATAATGTGGTCTATATGAAACGCTTTAATACCAATACCGGAGCTGCTGATGTGTTTGAGTTCCACGGTCAACAGCAGGCAAAAGAACAACAGACGGAGAATCCGGCCCCTGCTTTCGCACCGCTGGATGAATTTATGGACATGAAGGACACCATCAACAATTTGAAGGACGAGATAGAACGGCTGAAAAAGCCCGCTTCTGGTGGAAAGGCAGGGAAAAAGAATGATGCCTCCGATGAATAATCCCATGACGGCCATGCTCCAGATGGCGCGGAACGGCGGGGATCCCATGCAAATGCTCCAGCAGATGGCTGGACAGAATCCGCAGGCAGCTCAAGCTATGCGGCTCATTCAAGGGAAAAACCCGCAGCAGCTTCGCCAGACTGCGGAAAACATGGCAAAACAGAGGGGAACCTCCGTTGAGGAAATTGCACGACAACTAGGTATACCCATGAAATAAAATAGAGCACTTCTTTTCAGTTTTTCGGTGTCTTGACAAAAAACCGCTCTTTGGAAACATCCGGGGAGCGTACGGCCCCGATGTAATAACTGACAAAGGAGTATATACAATGGATAACGATTTTGCGACTGGCTATGCTCTTGGCTCCGACTCCAACGGCGGCAACTGTAACAATGGCGGCTTTTGGGGTGGCGATGGCTGGTGGGCTATCATCATCTTCGCCATGATTTTTGGCTGGGGCCGCGGCGGCTTCGGTGGTTTCGGCGGTGGCGGTGCCAGCACCGATCCCGGCCTCCAGGGCCTAGCCACCCGTGCCGATGTGAACGAGGCCATTGCGTTCAATGGCGTTGAGCGCGGTATCTCCGCTATCCAGCAGGGCATCTGCGACAGCACCTATGCCCTGAACAACAGCATCACCAGCGGCTTCAACAACACCAATGTGGCACTTCTCCAGGGCTTCAACGGCGTCCAGTCTCAGATGTGCAACATGGCCGCTCAGGCTCAGGATTGCTGCTGCCAGACCCAGCGCGCCATCGACGGCGTGAATTACAACATGGCTACCAACACCTGCGCCATCCAGAATACCATCCAGAATAGCACACGAGATATTATTGACAGCCAGAACGCTGGTACTCGTGAAATCCTGAATTTCTTGACTCAGGATAAGATCGCCTCCCTCCAGTCTGAGAATCAGGCGTTGAAGTTCCAGGCCAGCCAGACCGCACAGAACTCTTATCTTGCTGCCATGTCTGACGCTCAGACCTCTGAGCTGATTCGGCGCATCAACCCCATGCCCGTGCCCGCTTACCAGGTGCCCGCCCCCTATCCCTATTGCGGGGCCTACAGCAACGGCTGTGGTTGTGGCTGCTAAACTTACGAGGAATCCTCGTAAGTTGATCTTCCGGCTTTGCCGTGACTATTTCGGGGCGGCGGGCTAAGTGTCTGCCGCCCCTGATTTTTGGAGGTATTTTATGTCTTGTAAGCCTGTTTGCCGACTGTGCGACAACCTGGTGCTAAGCCAGGCGGTCACCTCTACTGGAGGGAATCTTGAAATCAATCTGCCTGCCGGCGCCTACAACAACGGCGGAAAGTATTGTATTGTGGTAGCTCAGTCCATCCCGGCCACAACTACCATCAATGCACCTGTGTACATTACTATTGGTACGGGGACAGAGCTATATCCCCTTACCAAGCGTAACTGCGCTCAGGTGACTGCCTGCGGCATCCGCACTCGCACCCGCTACTCCGTCTGTGTGGTGACTACCCCCACCGGCGGCTCGTTCCGCATGTTGGGGCAGCCCTGCTGCTCTCCCAGTAACAATCTTGCCAGTATTGACGGCGGTGCTGCACCCGCCCCTACGGCGTAAGGAGGGGTCAAAATGAAACGATCTACTCGGATGATGCTCATGTCCAGTGGCAACAATCGCCGCTACAACGACGGACGGAGCTACGACAACTACGATGTCGATGATAAGTTTCGTGACCGCCGTGGCCGGGAGCATTACGACAATGGCCGCTATGCGCCGCGCTCTGAGATGATGGAGCCGGAGGATCGGGGCTATCGTCGCTACTCTGATGGGCGCTTTGCCCCACGCAACGATGGTGGCATGTGGGTAGATAGCCGCTACTGGGATGACCGGATGTACGGCCCTCAGTCTCACTACGGCTACCCCTACGTCCCACCGGTCTATCGGGAGGATGGGGGCGCATACACAGAGCGACGGGAGATGAATCGGCCAATGAACAAAATCGGATTCGCTATCTCTGGAGAAGGAGAAATGAGAACTCCGAGAGAGTTTGACCATGACTACCGCATGGACGAGATGGCGTACAGAAAAGGTGGAGAACGCATGACAGGTTATGGGGCTGCTTCCGGCTATATCCCTTTCACGAAGGAGATGGCCGATGAATGGTCTAAGAATATGGACAACGAGGATGGCACCCGTGGCGCTCACTGGACGCTGGAGCAGGCCAAACAGGTCATGGCCCAGCGTGGGATTGAGTGCGACCCTGTCCAGTTCTGGGCGGCCCTCAACATGGTCTATAGTGACTACGTTAAGGTAGCCAAGAAACACGGTGTCGGTGATAAGATTGATTTCTATGCCGACATGGCAAAATCGTTCTTGTGCGACAAGGACGCACCGGAGGACAAGCTGGCCCGCTATTACGAGTACATCGTGAGGGGCTAAACAAAGGGCGGGGGCAATAGCCTCCGCCCTCTATTTTTGAGCTTTTTCATCGGTTTGCTATTTGCACATATTTACACCGAAAGTTACGCACTAGCTACATACTAGCTACAAAAAATCCTGTAACCATTGCAATTACTATGTTTCTTTTTCTAATGAATTACAAACACATTAAAAGTAAATCTAATTTTACAACTAAAAACACTAGAATAGCAAGAAGAATGCACAATAAAAACAACTTTTTCGAACTTTTTGTGCGTTGTTCTATTTGCACATATTTAAGAAGAAAGCTACAAATACTTAGGAAATCTTCTGGATCTCTTTAGCCAAAAACGAAACATCTACGTGCGTATAGTGCTCGGTAACATCTCCATCGGAATGCCCTAAGATACGCTTTATAGCGACTTCGTCCACCCCGGCCATCCTCATCCGAGACGCGGCGGTATGTCTGCACCAATGAGGGGTAGCAGCAGGCACTCCTAATTCTTCCATAACCTTAGAGAATAGCGGTCGGTATTTGTATGCGGGTATTGCATTCCCGTCATCATCACAGATAATAGTTTTACCGTCCCTGGATAGCCACTTGGCGAGATATGGCATGATTTTAGGATGCACCGGGACAATGCGATTTTTCCCGGCCTGGGTTTTTAGACCTCCTTGCAAATAATTCGCCTCCGAATGATACGAGAATCTGGTAAGCCCCAAAAACTCGGACACCCGGAATCCAGTATAACATAGCATTAGTACGGTATCAGCCCAAGGGAATCCAGAGGACGCTAGGTTCTCCAATTTACGCATTGTGATATCATCAAAAGCACCCTTTTCGTGCTTTGCTTCAACTCCTGGAAGTTCCACAAAAGCGGAATAGTCTTTATACACGATATCGCGCTCTGTTGCGTGCTTAAAAAGTGCTTTCATAAGCATTTTGTCATTGCTAATACTAGATTTCGATAATCCGTTTGCCTCGTCTTGGTCAATAATAGATTGTAGGTCGTCAATCGTAACCTTGCACATATCCTTTTTTTCTAGCACACAGAGGCGCGCCCAAGAAGCCTTATAGCTGGCGATAGAGGCAGTTCCTGCCTTTGCATACTTTTTGGCAGACCACTGATTGTATACGTCTCCCCAGGTAACGGCGAGTGACTTTGCCGGGATATTAGATGCCAAATATTTGTCAAGGGCCTCCTGTGCTTCTTTGGCAGTTCTGTGGTAGGATAGATACTTTTGCTTCCACAGTCCGGGCCGCTCCAAATACGACACCCTGACGGCGTATCGGTTTCTGCGGTTTGGCCCAAGATTTACAATACTTCCAGTTCCATTCGCTCTTCTCATTGACTTTTCCCCCTATTCTGGTAAAATAAAGGGGTGATAATGGCGGCCAAACCTTATCACCCCTATGTGAGCCGCTCCTGGTGTTCCAGCACCGGGGGCGGTATTTTTATTGCGCTTTTTTCAGTTCGGCGATTTCCTGATTCATGGTGCGGATCGCCAGCTTAAGCACGGATACTTCGTTTCGCAGTTCCTCGATTTCACTTTTTGGCGTGATGGCGTCCATAATGACCTGCTGTCCCTCGGCCAAAAGGTTAAATCGGGTTGTGACCTCCGTGTCCAATAAAACCTTTACATCGTGCATGATGTCCTGTTTCTGCTGTTCCAACAAGCCCTTCGTTTCAGACATGATGTCTTGTTTCTGCTTCTCCATCAACTGTGCGATTGCCTGCAAATCTTTTTCATCCAGCATACTATATCTACCCTTTCTATTTACTGCAACGGCATGCCCGCCTTGTCCCGGAAACTGCCTACGGCGATCATAATGATGTCGATAATCCAGCCGACTCCAAGACAACCAGCAGTCAACAACCAGATAATTCCGGTTCCGAGTTTCCCGACATAAAAACGGTGTATCCCAAGACCGCCAACGAAAATAGACAAGAGCAGAGCGACGGTTTTACTTTTATAGGGGTAATCGCTTCCATTGTTATTGATAATTACCTGAGACGGGTCTTGCCTGAGCGCCTCGATTTGTTTTCCGCACTTAGGGCAAACAACACAGTCAATGTCGATGCGCTCGCCACAATATTTACAAAACTTTTTGGGCGATTCGGGTGGAGTGGTCTGGCCGACTTCTGGGTTAGTCCCGTTGATAGCTTCATTTTCCATATCCCATTCTCCTCTCTATTTTACCGCACTCTGGCGGTTCTTTTACGCTCATGCAAAAGTCCGATAATCCGTGCATTATATCGGAAGCGATCAAACGCGCACAGAAAATTTACACTTCTTTTTTGGTGATATTCCCATCTTGAAAAATGGAACTAATGTTCTATAATAATAGTCAACAGAAACAAATTTTCCAGCATCGACAAAACCTGACAGAATATAAGGTAAACAGGGCGTATAGTGCAAACAGAGGCTACAAAATGTGCCAAAATTAGAAAAATTACATAGTTCTGATTGGGAGTGGCAAAAACTGGGAGGATGGTGCAGAATGACGCCGAAAGAAAAATTGCTAGAGTCGATCGAAAGGCTTATATCCGCAATGGACGAGGAAAAATTAAAAAATGTTTACCAGTTTGTCCTGCACATTTCTAAATAGCACCGATACCATGCCGTCCCCTTATTCGGGGGACGGCTTTTCTTTTTGCATTTCTTCTACAAGCATATTCGCCATATCGGCCAACATTTGCCATTGGTCAACGGATAATCTTGACATAACCGAAATTAGACGGTGCTTAAAGTCTGGCTCACCATTGAGCAGGTCGCCGAAAAATGCGGAAAGCTCCTCGTTCCGACTCCTCTGCAAAAACATTGGTTCCGCCCCGTTCTTTAACCAGTCCTCATTTACGTTGAACTCTCGGCAAATAAGATCCACAAACAGTGGCTTTGGCTCCACCTTGTTAAGTTCTATATTCGTAATTGCTCCCCGCGTAACTCCGAGCCTTTTACCAAATTCTTCTTGCGAAATCCCCAGTGCCAAACGCACAGCTTTAATTCGTTCATTCACATGATCACCCCCTTGCTACATTAGATATTATACTATTCATTTTCTGTATTGTCAATACAAACAAAGTAATATAATTTCAAAAAATGTATTGACAATACGAAAAAATAGGTGTAGAATGTATCCAGAAAACGAATGAGAGGGGTGACAATATGAGCGAAAAAGAGCGCAATATTGCCGAAAGCCTGACGCGTGCTTGTGAACTTCTTCCCGACGGAAAGAAAGAGTATTTGATCGGGTATGCAGAAGGCGTAGCAGCTATGGCGGAGAAGGCCAAGGAGCACACCAATGGAGAAAAAGAAGCCCGCCCCTGACGGGGCGGGGAAGGAGGTAAGTGGGGTGAAGATCATCATTGAGGCTGATTCTAAAGAAATTGCTGACCTCGTACTTACACTACAAGGCCAGCAGAATCAAGATGAAATTGCTAAGAACTATGCGATAGATATCTTTGGAAACAAATACCTCAATTACGAAAGTGGGGGCCGTGGATGTTCCAATGGATAGCTTTAGCTTTTGCTGGTTTTGAAATTGGGTACATATTTATTTACTGGCTCTTTGATGAGGAAATAAATGCGACAACGGTTTCTGTGCTTTCCGCAATAACGATTTTTTGGATAGCAATGCATTTCCTTGTTTCATAAATTTAATGGAGCACAACAAAAAGCGCCCCGGCCAGTGCACCACCACCGACCAGGGCATGACACCACGTACCGAAGCTACGAGGTATCGGAGACAGTATATCACATCCTCCGGCCTCTGGCAAGATTGGAGGATTTTTTATGACCAAAGATGGACAGCTCAACGAGAGCAGCACGAAGCGGGAGATTGAGAACCGCTTCACCAATGCACGCCGCGTCATGGACGACCTATGCCGGGCTTACTATGGGATGACCTGGGACGAGCATGAGCGGCTCCACGGGGAGAAGGGAGGCGAAAACGATGAGGCCAAGAACCAGAGCGCGGCCGCCGATCCCAACGGACGCTGAGATACTAGCGTATGACAATGTTCCAGTGGACGTTGCGGCCCGGTATTTAGACTGGCCGGAACAGACGGTAAGGCTGGCGCTCAGAGAGGGCCGGGCAACCTTCGGGATTGCGGTCAAGGACAAGGCGCTTACATACAAGATCAGCCCCGGCGGGCTGGTTAAGTACAAGCGGGAGGGCGTACCGTGCTTTGACTACGAAACCATCGTACACATGATACGGACGGCGGTGGCGAGCACCATTCAAAGCGAAATGAGCGATTTCAAGACAGAGCTTTTCAACTAATGAAAGAGAGTGAAAATTATGGGAGCACAAACCGAGCGCGACAGGCGCGCAAAGGCGTACAGCTACCGGGCCTACCGCCGCCGGGTACAGCAGGCGCAGGCGGTGGCCCAGCGGGTACAACTGGCGGTGGTTGCCGGAGCGGCGCTGGTGCTGGCTATTCTGGTGGCAGCGAGCCTATGAAAAAGCAACTGATCGTGACTACCGTATACCTGTTCTTTTTGTTGGCGCTGGTTGCACTGATCGAAATTGTCTGGAACCAGGAACCGGAACAGCCAGCCATTGAGACCCCGGCAGCAACCACCACTCCGGCCCCCACGCCCACCGGCCCGCTCACCATCCAGATCACCGGACTGGAGGGCGCGGAGAGCATCGACGATGTGTGGGCGGTCATAGAAATCCCACATTGAGGAGGGAGCAAAATGGACTTAAAAAAGATTTTGGACGAGCATCTCCTTTGGCTGAATGGAGAGGGCGGCAGCCGTGCCGACCTGCGCGGTGCCAACCTGTTCGGTGCCAACCTGCGCGGTGCCGACCTGTTCGGTGCCAACCTGTTCGGTGCCAACCTGAGCGATGCCGACCTGCGCGGTGCCGACCTGAGCTGTGCCGACCTGCGCGGTGCCAACCTGTTCGGTGCCAACCTGAGCGATGCCGACCTGCCCGGCGCCGACCTGAGCGGTGCCGACCTGCGCGGTGCCGACCTGAGCGGTGCCAACCTGAGCTGTGCCAACCTGCGCGGTGCCGACCTGAGCGGTGCATCTATGGATCAAATGATATGGGATATTCATACAGGTTTTTACCCGCTGCAATGCCCAGATTCCGGGTCTTATATCGGCTATAAAAAGGCAAGTGGCCTTGTTGTGGAGTTGGAAATCCCCGCAGATGCACGCCGGTCCTCCGCTACTAGCCGAAAATGCCGCGCCAGTAAGGCCAAGGTATTGAGTATCACAGATATCAACGGAAATCCTGCTGGCGGCCAGGTAAAGAGCAATTATGATCCGGACTTTGTTTATACCATAGGGGAAACCGTTGAAGTGTCTGATTTTGATGATGACCGCTGGAACGAGTGCTCTACTGGCATTCATCATTTTATTACACGGGCGGAAGCCGTTATTTACGAATAAAAGCGCCGCTCCCCGGTGTGCAAGACCGGAGGGCGGCAAGAGAAAGAACATCTGCCCTTATTTTAGGGCTGGAAGGAGGAAAAGTCAATGTTAAATTTGAACCCATGCTCGGACAGGCAGCAGGACAACCCCGTCTCCGAGTGTGAGAAGTGCCGCCAGGAGGTCTACCACGGCGAGGCACGGTTTCAGTGGGAGGGACGGTGGCTCTGCCCGGACTGCTTCCGGGCCGCGGTCAACAAGGCCCTACGAGACTGCCCGGAGCAGGTGGCGTTGGAGATGGGGCTGGAAGTGGAGCGGTACGTATGAGCCGCGAGACCTGCGTGCGCTACTACACCACCGGCACAGCCACCGTGGCCGTCCATTTCCCCAATGGGCTGACGGTTTGCCAGTGGTGCCCCTACATCCAATACCGGGAGGGCCTCAAGCGCCACCAATGCGCCCTCACCGGCGAATTTCTGCCGTGCCCGTTTGACGGGATGGGGAACGAGTGCCCGATTACATTTGATAAGGAGGACAAGCAACATGAGTTTGACAGTTAAGGAGACCAAGGGCGGCGGCGGCGCCCCCATTGAGCCAGGAGCGTACCCGGCCCGCTGCGTGGGCGTGGTCGATCTTGGCATCCAGCACAACGACTTTAACAACAAGGATCAAGAAAAGGTACGGCTTATTTTTGAGCTACCCACGGAGCGCGTGCAGGTGGACGGTGAGGACAAACCCCGCTGGCTCAGCAAGCCCTACACCGCCTCCCTCCATGAGAAGTCCACCCTGCGCCACGATTTGGACGCCTGGCGCGGTAAGCCCTTTACCCAGGAGGAGCTGGCCGGGTTCAATCTGGCGAATGTAATCAACGCCCCCTGTTTACTTACCGTGGTCAACCAGGAGGGCAAGAATGGCGGTACTTATGCGAAGATCGCCGGTATTTCCAAGCCTATGAAGGGAATGGAGGTTCCGCCCCTTGAAAACGAGACGATTCAGTTTGACATGGATGCAGAGGACGCCGAAGAGACACTGAAAAAGCTTCCAACCTGGATGCAGGAGGAAATCCAGAAGTCCGTGACCTGGAAGGCGAGGACGTCCGGCCCTTTTGAAGATGCCGACGAGGACGGTGAGCTCCCGTTTTAAGGAGGCCTCCGCCCTATGGAATACATTAAAATCCCTATAATCTGCGCCGACGCCATTTTGGCCCTCGGAGAAGCGGAGTGTGGCCGGTTGCTTATGTCCCTTCTGGAATACAGTAGGGGCGGAGGTACGGTTGAACCCCGTGGTGCTGAGAAGTCAATCTATCTAATTTTGAAAGCGCAGATGGACAAGGATACAGAGACAGGGCGGAAACGTGCGGAGAACGGGCGGAAAGGCGGCATAGCAAAGTCCAGCAAATTAAAGCAAAATCTAGCAAGCGATAGCATACCCCCTTCCCCGCTTCCTTCTCCCCCCATGCCCCCTGTATCTATTTCCCCATCCCCCAAAGAAAAACCCCCTAAAGGGGGTAAAAAGAAAGCCCCCCCAACGGTGGAAGAAGTCCGCGCCTATTGCCAGGAACGGGGGAACGGCATAGACCCGGAGGCCTTTGTGGACTTCTACGCAGCGCGGGGGTGGAAATACGGCGCAGGGCGGCCCATTGTAGACTGGAAAGCCGCCGTGCGGACCTGGGAGGCCCGCCGGAGGGCGGAGCAGCCAGCCACTGCGGAGACATACCGCCCACGGGCCTACCACCTGGAGCGGGACGAGGATGGGCAGGAGGTTGTGGTCTATGACGATTGACGCGCTGGAGGCGGAGAGCGCGGTATGCGGCTCTATCCTGCTGGACGATGCATGTCTACCAGAAGTGCTGGAGCACCTGACAGAGGCGGATTTCGTGCTGGAGGCGAACCGGTCGATTTTCCGGGCGGCGGTTGAGCTTTACCGGCGTGAGGAGCCGGTAGACCCTGTGAGCATCCGGGCGGAGGCCAGGGGTGCAGTCAGCGACGCCTACATGATGGAGCTGATGCAGGCCACCAACACAGCGGCCAACGCCGGGATTTACGCGGAGGAGACCCGGCGGGCGTCCATGCGGCGGAGCCTGGTTGCCCTCGGTCAGGAGCTGGAGCAGCGTGCGTCTACCCTGGAGGACACCCCTAGGGAGCTGATTTTCACCGCTCAGCGGAAGCTGGAGGCCATTGAGGCCCAGGACACCGCAAGGGAGCTGGCTACCTCCGGGGACACTCTGCTGGCCTATTACCGGCACCGGGAGCGGGTGGACGCCGGTTCTGGCGGCTACGTCCCTACGGGCTACCGGAGCTTAGACCGATTGCTGGGCGGCGGTCTGCTGAACAGCGGATTTTACATTCTGGCCGCCCGGCCCGGCATGGGCAAGACCACTTTTGGGCTGGCTGTGGCGGATCAGGTAGCCCAACAGAATGGGCCAGTGCTCTTCGTGTCCCTGGAAATGGATGAGGAGCAGTTGGCCGCCAAGCGGCTGGCGCGGGCCGCCGGGATTTCCTATGACGCCCTCATGATGGGCAATCTTGGGGACGAAGAGCGGGCCCGTGCGGCGGAGTGGAGTTCGAAGGTGTCCCAGATACCTGTCTACACAAACCGCAAGCCCCGCGCCACCGTGGACGATATCGCCAACATGGCCCGGAAGGTTAAAGGGCTCAAGCTGCTGGTGGTGGACTATTTCGGGCTGATCCGGACAGAGGAGCGGGCTAAAAACCGCTATGAGGCTATGACCGAGGTGTCCGGGCAGCTCAAGGCGCTGGCGAGAAAGCTCAAAGTACCGCTGCTCTGCCTGGCGCAGATCAACCGGGAGAACGCACAGCGGCAGGATAAGCGGCCCCAGCTCTCTGACCTGCGGGATACCGGGGCACTGGAGCAGGATGCGGATGGCGTAATCTTTTTACACTGCAACAGCTATTACAACCAGGAGCGGCCCGACCCGTGGGAGCCCGACTATATGCAAATTATTTTGGCGAAAAACCGGCACGCCAGCACCGGTACGTGCGACGCGGCATTCTACCGGGCGGTGGGGCGGATTATACCAGCGAGGTGATATCAGTGACAGACGAAAAGGCGGCGGATGTTTTGTCCGCCCTGAGAGACAAGCATCGCGCCATTATGGAGACCTGGTCTGACCTGGCCCATGATCACGGCGAGATCGTAAAAGCCCTGGACCGGGCACTGGAGGCGCTTGGACATGGGAACAATCAGATTTAACATACCATACCCGCCCACGAAAAAAGGCAAGTCGGCCTTTTGCCGCCGCTTTGGCTTGAACGCCTACTACTCCGGCAAGCACTGGGCGCAGCGGAAGAAGGACGCCGACGAACTTCACGCGCTGACCCTGGCCGCCATGCGGCGGGCCCACGTCCGCCGAGCCGTGTTCCAGCGCCCCGTCAGCCTGACGTTCCTGTTTGACGATGGGCTAGACTGTTCCAATCACGCGGTCATCATAAAAGCCGTGGAGGACGCCATGAAGGGCTGGGTCATCGTAGACGATAACCCGCGCTATGTGAAGTCCATCACCACCGGGTTTCATGACGCCGGTTGCATCCAGGTGGAGGTGATGGAGCTTTGATAACCGCAGACCCCTACGGCATCAGCGGAGCGGTGGCACCCTGGCGCAGTCTGGACGCGATGGAGCCGGTCGCGGAGCGCAGGATTACGGAGCGGGATGCAGAAGAGGCGGCAATCTGCCAAAACTGCCCGTTACCGGATTGCAACCCGAAAAGAGTTGGCTGCCTGCTCCACACAAAGAAGCTGCGGCAATCAAAATCCCACGATCTAGTAGAACGGATGGCCCTGGATGGCTATAGCCTGATACAAATTATGGCAGCTACCGGATACAAGAAGGGCACGGTCGCAGAGTATATACGGCAGTTCAGGCGGAACGGGCCGTGTGAACGCTGTGCGTCCAAGAGCATTTGTGATGCGGTCGGCGGGACGTGTAACCGTAAAGAGCGGTGGAAAGCAATCAAGGAGGTGCCGAACGGTGGACGATAAGACGCGCGCCCTGCTGGGCGACCACGAGGCGGCGAAACTGGCGCATCTCTCCCTCTTCTCGGGCATCGGGGGACTTGACCTTGCCGCCGAGTGGGCCGGATTTACCACCGTCGGACAGTGCGAGTGGGCGGACTACCCGACAAAGGTTCTGGAAAAACACTGGCCGGACGTGCCGCGCTGGCGGGATATTCGTACATTGACGGGAGAAAGTTTTTATGAAAAGACAGGACTACGAACAGTTGACGTTATTTCGGGCGGATTCCCCTGCCAGCCACACAGCGTTATCGGGAAACGGCTTGCAGAAAATGATGAACGGCACTTATGGCCAGAGTTCCTGCGAGTTATTGACGAATTGCGGCCGAGATATGTTGTTGGCGAAAATGTTAATGGCATCTTATCTACAATACATGAGTCCATTTGCACCGATTTGGAAAAAGAAGGATACGAAGTCTGGACGTTCAGTATTCCGGCTTGTGCTGTCGGAGCGCACCATGAAAGATACAGGGTTTGTATTCTTGGCATCTCCAAGGGCAAGTCAGGACTTCAAGCCGATCCGCAGGCAGACACCACAGGAGCACAGCGGAAAACACGGACAAACGCTGAGCGCCAGCCTTGGAATTATCTTCCCGGAACGTATTGGGCAGTACATCAACCCCCAGTTTGCGGAATGGATGATGGGATTCCCGATTGGATGGGGGGATATCCGCAGTACAAACAGTGGATGCAGTGTTACGGAAACGCCGTAGTCCCCCAACAGTTTTACCCGATCTTCCAGGCCATAGCGGACATAGAGAGGGGAATTATACATGGATGATATCAAATTAGCCCTGCTTGGGAATAAAGAGGCGGCCAAGCGGCTGACGGATGCGGGGGTGCTACTGCCATGCCCGGGTTGCAGGGGTGAAGACACAAAGCACAGGGCTGTAATGGCATGCGTAATGATTGAATGCCTGTGTGGGTTTATGGCGGCGGGCTACGACTTGGAAGAAGCACGGCAGATATGGAACACCCGCGCGCCGATTCTGAGCGCGGAGGTATACCGCCGCCCGCCGGAGGTATCGCCATGAGACACCAATATACCCGCGTAGAGCTAGAATCCATCACCCAGGAGACCGCAATCTACATTGAGGGCGCAGGGATAGCCCAGCTCCAATGGGGCGGCCTGGAGATTGCAGAAGGGTGCAGGGATGGATATCTGTACTGCAAGCACATCAAGCCGTTTAGCCTGGAGCTGTACGGCCAATACTGGACGGCCTTTGACGGGCCGCCGGAGGAGGGGTGAGCATGGAGAGACTGACATACTGGTGTGACAATGGGCATGGTGGTGGAAAATGGTTTGTAGCTATCGATGCCGAAGGAAGAGAAGATTACGGGCCGCACGTTGACCGCCTCGCAGCCTATGAGGAGACTGGCTTGGAGCCGGGGGAAATCGAACAGCTCAAAGGTGAAGCATTTGGTCTGAGAGTGGACAAGCAAGAGCTGGAGCAATATCGTGCTCTCGGCCCCATTGACCGCCTCCGCGAACTGGCCGAGGCCGCACTACGGAGGGAGCAGGATGGCTGATATTCTGACGATCATAGCTGCTGTGGAGTGGATGGCGCTTGGCCTGCTTGTCCTGTGGAAGCTCAAGGGGTGGGATCGAAAGATGGAAGAGTTATACGAAGACATGAAGAAACAGTGGGAGGCCGAGCATGAGACTAGTTGATGCGGATAATGCACGAGAGTGCTTTGGTGGTGATGGGGTGACTGGAGCCGTCATGAAGCGTATGTTTGATAGCCTGCCCACCATCGACGCCGTGCCTGTGGTCAGGTGCCGGGAGTGTATATATGCCACCAGACCGGGAGACAACATCGTCTACTGTGACAATTTTGAGCGTGACATGATGCCGGACGATTATTGTAGCGTTGGAGAGCGAAAGGAGGCCGACCATGGCTAATCTGATGTTTGCTGATGCAGAGTGCCCTAACTGCGGCAGAAACTGCGGAAATGGAGGACGCGGAGATATCTTCTACTGCCCCTCCTGTGGCTGGAAGGGAAAAATCAAGGGTGCCGAAAATGACATGAAGTTTATCGAGGAATATATTCGGTTTTGCATCGAACGTGACAAGGAGGCCAACCTAGACGAAGCCATCGAAAAGTACCTGAAAATCAAGGAGGAGGCCAACATGGACAAGCCGAGAATTTGCGAGGTGCTTGGGGTTGAACCAGAAGAAAAGTTTGAAATTAGAGGAAACACGTTAGGGCGATTTCGTATCAATAAATATGGGACATTCCAGATTGAAATATCAAATGACTGCTGGGGATTCTCCACTGTGGAATGTCTTAACAATCTCATAAATCATCCAGAAAACATCGCCCGCAAGCCCCGCTGGACGGAGCAGGAGGTGGAGAGGGCGAAGGCTATCAAAGTGCTATATCCAGTTGTTAAAACATTGGCATACGTTGATATAGTGGGACAGACATTTTACATGTATGATGACGAAGACAACTATAAGGGCAGTCTTGATAACCTTGATGAAACGTTTCCTACGCTGAGGAGCATAAGGCGGGCCACATTGGACGAGATCATCGGAGGTGCCCAATGAAATCCCCTGAGTGTGTATGCAAAACGTCAGAAGAGTACATTCGTGTTGCGTTAGCTCTAGAAACTCTTGCTTACCATGACAAAAACTACTTAGACAGTACATTCGCAAAGAGCAATGCTGCTATCAGTGAAGAGATACAGGCTTGCTTGCAGAAGGCTTTAACGATGATGGAGGAAAAACAATGAGAGAAATCCTTTTCAAAGCCAAGCGGCTGGATAATGGAGAGGTGCTATATGCGGACACATGGGTATAAAGGAACAGATGTATATCGCCTGTGGGGGCAGATTGTAACAAGATGTGAAAACCCAAACGCCAAAAGTTACAGATGGTATGGGGCGCGTGGGATTACTATGGATGATACATGGAGAAGCGATCCAAAATCTTTTTGCGACTGGGCGATTGCGCATGGTTATAAAGCAGGGTTAGAGATAGACAGAATTGACGTGGACGGGAATTATACGCCCAATAACTGCCAGTTTGTTACGCATAAAGAAAACTGCGCCCCTAATAAGCGAAGGTTGAGGGCAACAAATAAAACAGGAGAACGGAATATTTGCTTCTCGAAACATGGGAAATTTGAAGCCTATGCTTACATAAATGGAAAGCAAAAATATATCGGTGCTTATCGTACTCTTGCAGACGCAGTAAAGGCAAGGGATATTGCGGAGGGCTCCATCCACGACGGGGAGGGCGGACAGCATGAGGAGGGATAGCACTTGAACGAGTTCCCGGAGAGGCTGAGGCGAATAAGAGAAAGGAACCGGTTGAGCCGGTATAAACTCTCTGATTTATGTGGGATATCGTCTGACCAAATCAGAAGATATGAACTTGGAGAAAGAAAGCCTCGGTCAGATGCACTAGAGGCAATAGCTGACTATTTCGAAGTGTCGACAGATTACTTGCTCGGAAGGACGGACTATCCGTGTGTAGTTAAACCTTTATCGTCTCACAGAAGAATTTGATAATTCCTCCTTTTTGAGGAATCACAACCTGAATTTATGCGAGAATGGGAGCGTGGGGGCGTATGCCCCTGCGCTCCCATTCTCTTTCCATCCCCTTTTCCTCCTTCACGCAGAGTGGGTGGCGTCGGTGCATCTGCCGCCACCCTCTCTGTGTGCAATATGCCGCCGGTCGAACACCACCCCACTATTCGGGGCATGAGGGGTCGCACCCCTCTGGCGGCGAATGACGGTGGAAAGACACTACACCAGATTGCCAGAGCGTCTAGGCGCTGGGAAGAGTAAGACGCGAGCCGCCTGTCATGGGGGCGGAGCTAAAAAAGCGGTGGCAGCTATGACCTGCCCCGGCGCTATCCCACTGAAAACTGCCCTGCGAGTGGCTAATCATGATGTCGCCGCCGAGACCAGGGTGTGTCAATCTAAGCGAGACGGCGCAAATATGCCATCTTAGCTCAACTGGTAGAGCAACCGTCTTGTAATCGGTAGGTTGGAGGTTCGATTCCTCCCGGTGGCTCCAGAGATGCCCGGTGTATGCCGGACAAAGCATCATCTTGTGGTGGTGCTTTATATGCCGAGTGCAGCAGCAGAAGCGGAAGCGGCGGCCATGGACAACGCCGTGGACGTGTGGCGGCTCAATGCCGCCTCTCGGCTCCAAACGCAGATGGAAAGCAAAAGAGGCACTGCGCGATTAAATTAAATGCCAATGGGCGGCTGGACAACCTACTGTCCGCCATATGCCGCTCCTCGCCGCTTGAGGCGGGCGGTGGCACCACAAGCGCACGAGCTGGAGAGGGCAAAAAAGCCGCCCCCGGAGGGGCGGCAGGATTAGCTCAGAATTTCTTTCAGTTTGTCCAAATTCCCGGCATTGGGGCTGACCTTGCCGCTCTCCCAGCGGGATATCACGGCCTGGTTAACGTCCATCGCATCCGCAAGCTGGGCTTGAGTCAAGCCTTTGGCCTTTCTGGCGGCGGAAATATCAAACTCGACAGACGCAAGGGGGCGCTTGCCTTTACCGGCAAAATAGCCTAACTGCCAAGCCCCCTGCATTTCAAGGGGCTGGAACTTTTCAGACCCTCCCTCCACGGGCGGGTCAATGCTGGTGATCTCGCAAAGCGCCTCAGCAACCTGCCGGTCGAGATCCCTCTTTAGGAGGCCAAGCCTGTGAGCATCAGAAATGACTCTGGCGAGTGCTGTATACGGGCGCTGAGCGGCAAGGGTGAGATCCCCTCCGATCTCCTGCGGATATGCCGCCGCGTTGAGCCGACCGAACACCCAGCCAAACACGTATGCTCCTCTGTTTGTCATCAGCAACCGACCTCCTTGAAATAACGGTATTCCATTTCGTCATAAACATTGACCTTGATCTCAACCTTGCTGTCAGGATACTGGGAGGCATAACGAGCGGCACAATCCTCGGCTCCCTTCTTGTCGTCCATATAAGCACCCATCATCCAGCCGTCTTTGCAAACGCAATATTCATAGTGTTTCATGACTTTACCTCCTATATTGTTCCTTTTACTTTTTATGACTTAATTATATCATAAAATATGATATTGTCAATACATATTTTGAAAAATATTTGCCGCCCCGCAGTTGCAGGAGACGGGGGTGGCTATCAACTCACACGGGTGTATCGCTTAACAGGCTGTGACGGCTGGCCGTATCCGAGCCAGAGCTCGACAGTAGGCGGCGAAAAGCATTTAAAAGCATTTAAAAGCATTTCAAAAGCAAAACGAAAGCAAGGGAGAGAGAAAGAAAAGGTCCCCCTCTTGATGGCCCCCTTT